CAGATTGATCGCGGCATTGGACAGAACCGTTCCCGTCTTAGCGAGTGCTGGAACTGCTATCGCAACTCCAGTAGCGGTCGTCCTACGAATCTCTTCCCACGAATACTTCCATCTCGCTCGACCCGCCGAGATGATCGAGTTCCCTGTGATGCGAGCAGGGAATCGCTTTTCTCGGTTCTCGTAATCACTTCGAGTTCGATCGGTTGCTCCGGTCGCTTGCACGGCCGAATAGATTTCTCCCCAAGTTTCTGGAGTAAGTGCTCCGAGTCCCTTGTTGATCGTGGGCTTCATCGTTAGATACCCGGCAGGGTGGAGAAGTCTGACACGCCCGGAAATGGTTGACGGGCATAGACAGCATTGGCATATCCAACATTCAATTCAGGATCTCCATCCGCATCTCGCTTGGGAACCTGTCGAAGATGCGCCGCTGAATCCCAGACGAATGTGTATGTGACCTCATAGAGATCGACTGCAATGCGCGAACGACGCACCCCTGTGAAAAGAACGAATCCGGCATTCCCACCAAGAAACGCTCCGCTATTTCTCGTTCCAATCTTCAAATTGACTGCCGTTTGATCCGAGTTGGTGAAGTTCATGCGAACCGTGTAGGTCAGTTCCTGCTGAACAACAAGAGCAGACACAGGAACTCCAGCAGCATCGACGCTAGATCCGCCAATGTCCGTAGTAAGTCCGGGAGTCTGCGGATATGCCGGAAGCGTGGCCCCAGTTCTCCAGACATCAACCGCTTCCACTCGCGTGCTGGACTCGATCTTTACGAAGTCCTGCGCCGTCTCGGCTTGAGAATCGTCCGTGTAGGAGGCTGTCGCCGTCCATGTCGCACCGCCAGAATCCTCGACAGGTGCATATGTCAGGCTGGAAAGTTTTGCACCCCCCGCGATTCCGCCAGAATAGGACGCTCCGAGCGTGTAGCCCGCGCTCGTGAGTTGACTGCGTGCACCGGATGCCGTTGTTGGAGACACAGCCGTTACGAGTAGGTTCACGCGCGCTGACTTCGAGTCATTGGCTTCGGTCTCCTCGATTGATTGGACGATCACAGCCATTGAGTAGTCCTCATACCAGTACGCCGCCAGAGGCAACTAGAGCGGAATTGATCTTGCGGAGTTCGGCGGTTTGCTTCTTGGTCTCGTCAGCGATCACTTTTTGGACATCTACGGAATCACTCACAGCAGCGATCTTGATCTCTCCGATAGCAGTGGATACACCTTCTGTCATTTGCTGTCGTCGGAGTTCCATGTCGGCCGCCTTCTCGCGCGCGGCCTCTTCCGCCTGTGCAAGAGATTCGATGGCGCGAGCGCGCTCTTGTGTGAGCCGATCGCGCTCTCGCTCCGCCTTCATCATGGCTTCTGCTTCCTTAGCCATGTCCTGCATTGCGTCGTATTCGGCGAGAAGAACTTCGAGACGCTTCCCGCTAACTCCAAGAGATTCAAGGCTCTTCTCGTAGGCACGACGCTCGGCATATTCCTTCCCAAAGGTGACCTCTAGGATTTGCTGCTCGGCATCGAGCCGCCGTCGCGTGACATCAGCGGACATCGCGTCTACCTTGTTCGAGTTCTCCTTTTCTTGTCGCAATGCTTGAAGACTGTCGAATTCTTCCATCAGTCGCTCGGCCTGAGTCTGGCTCAGGTTCAGGGACGCAACCTTCTCGGCATACACGGCTCGTTCGGCATCTGCCCTCGACATCGTCAACTGCGCGGCCTGTCTTTCGAGATCGATGAGTTGTTCAGTGAAAGAGGTGTTCTGTCGCGCGATATCTCGCTGCGCGACTGCCGCCTTGATCCTGTCGATAGCCGTCGTGTCGGTGATCCCGGCTTGTTCAATTCGCCGATTGAGGATCATGTCTTCGTAATCCGCCGCACTCATCGTGAGCCGAAGCCGCTCATCGTCAATGCTCTGAAGAATGGAAGCCGTTTCCGATGCGGATCGCTTCCTGTCAGCAATCTGCTCTTCTTTCTGTCGAACCTTCTCGGCGAAATCAAGACGCGTTGCTTCCTGATTGACGAGTTCTGCCGTCGCATCGACAAGTTTCCGCGCTTGGTTTTCGAGTTCCTCCTGCGCCTTGAGTTGTGCTTCGGCTTGTTTCATTTTGGCGATAGCGACATCGCCTTCGGCTGTATCGATTTCACCCTTGTTGGACATGGCGCGAACTTCATCACGAGCAGTACGGACAGCCCTGTCCGCCTTCTCGCGCCGTTGCACTGCTTCAGCAAGTGCAATCTGTGCCTCTTGGTTCTTGTTGATTTCGTCGCGAAGTTCCTTCTCTACAGCAATCTGCCTCTTGACGGCCTCATATTGCTCATCGCTTGCATCGAGCAAATCTTGCATTCCGGCGATGTCGAGTTTCTGATTGCGACCCGCTTCTTCCGCCGCCTTGATTTGTGACTGAATAGCCTTGATGCCATCCAAAGTCTTCTCGAAAGCCGATTGGGCTCGCTGTGAGTCCTGATCGATTCTTGAAAGAACCTTGTCGTACTCTTCTTGAGCACTATTCTTGAAGTACGAGTAGACCGCATAGGCGGCACCAATCGCCGCGATCAACAACCCGATGGGGCCGAGAGCAGCATAAATCGATGCTCCGATAGTTCGGCCAGCGATCGCTGCTCGACTAGCAACGGCAGTGAGTGTCGCATCGAATGAAAGTGCGCCGTTCTTGATGCTCTCGAAGGCAGACTTTCCAGTTGCAGGGAGAGCGACGAGACGCTCTTTGATCGATCCAAATCCACTCGACAATGCAGAAGGGAGATCGCGAACCGATGCGACGATTCCAGCAACGGCGATCTTCGATTGCGCGCTGACCCGGGTGAATGCTCCCGAAACCGAATCTGCCATTGCGCCGAATCGCGCCGGAAGAGTTTGCGCGAAAGTTCCAACCGACCGAAGTGCGGCAGTGATTGCGCCGCCCTTCTTCGTGACTGTATCTGCGGCTTGTTCAGTTGCCACTCCGATCGAACTTATCCCAGCGTTGGCCCCTGACGCTTGCGCTTGTGCTTGCTCGGCCGCAGTGAGTACTCGCGTTGCGACAGCGAGACGCTCCCTAGCAGCAGCGACCTTAGCAGCATCAGCAGCGATAGTCTTATCGAATGATGCGGCCGCTTTGGTCTGTGCAGCGGCTAGCCGCTTCTGTGCCTCTGTGATCTTGTCCTGAGACTTGGTGAAACGCTCTCCCAGAGCGATCGCTTGCTCATAGGATTTTGCCTCAGTAAGAGCCTCAGAGAACTGGGCAGATTTTTCGGTCGCTACCTCGACGGCTTCCTTGGCGGCAACCACTCGGCGATCAGCGGCTACTGCTGCTGCTGCTCCCGATGCCATAGCCTTATACGCATCTTCCGCCGTCTTGAGATCGGCTCCGGCACTTGCAACTTCCGCACGAAGTTTCGCGAGTTGCTCAATCGCGTCAATCTTCGGCATCTGGATTCGAGTTGCCGACAGTTTCGCTATCTGACGCTGCGCCGCCTCAAAGCCAGCGGCTAGTTTCGGAAGTGCCTTAGTTCCGATGCTTGCGATATCTCGCAACTGCAGAACGAAACTCGGATCGATTCCGATCTTGGCAAGCGTCTGAGCGAGAGCAATGGCGGCACCATCCATCGCGGCCAGATCACGCTTCGATCCAGACACGAAAGACGAGATCGCTTCCGAGCCAGTCTTGAGGCCGTCGGTACGAACCTTCAGATTGACGAATAGGTCGCCAACATTAGCCACTCGACTTACCTCCGATTGACTTGAGCATAGCGATCCACTTCTCCTGATCGCTAGCCTTCGTCTCCATCTTCGGTAGCCACGGCATGAACTCGCTGACCTTTGAAGGCTGTGAACCCTTCTTCTTGTGAGCGTTCACATACAGCGCGGCCAGCATGGCGAATCCGTAATCGGTACGGAAGCCACCAATCGGCTCGATCGAGTCATACGCTTGCCACTCGCTCAACTCGTGCGCGCTCATACGCCGCTCCAACTCTCCGACAGTCATGCCCAGTGCTAGCGCGAGCCGGAACATGAAGCGGCGCGTAGCGCGCTCAGTTAGTTTCCCGAGAGCGTCTCGACATCCTTCGCGCCCATGCCCGAAAGACGCTGGGCGACATCGAAGAGAGGATCGACGACCCGAGCGGGGAGCGATGCAATCTTCTCGATCTCGCCATCATCGAAGAGCCGCTTGCCGCTCTCGTCACAGATGCAGCGGACAAGGAGACGCGCTCGAAGATTGACGAAGTTCATCTCTCGATTTGTGCCCTTGCCCACGAAGCATTGAGCCTCGAACGAATCGCGCTCCCCGGCCGTTAGGCCACGAAGACAGATGGGATCGGCAACGCCGGGAATGCTCACGGCCTCGACAGGAATCGAGGCCGCGAGCGACAGAATGAAATCCTTCGATGCAGTCATGTAGTGCTCCTAGTTGTTAGATTCGATCACAGGGTTCCGACGATGGCTCCAGTGATGCGGACAGTGATATCCGCTTCAACGGCACCATCTACGGCCGCAGCGACATTGAACGATGTCACATAGCCGGAGAATGACAGGAGGAATCCGCCCGTACCAGTGTCTGGACCGAACTGAATAGCGAACTTGCGAAACGCTAGACCGTTCGCGTATGACGACGGATTCAAAACCCCGCTAGCACCGACGAGCCCGGCGGAGTATGCGGGAGCAAACAACGACACAGATACCGTGCCGCTGTCCTTGGTTCCTCCGATGAATGTCTTGACACTGGCCGAAAGCGGCGAGGTGTCAATCTCAGCGATCGAGATTCCGTCAAGCGAGATGGACTTCACCTCACCAAGAGTGCTATCGACCGTGCCGCCAGAGCCAGCGGTAGTGGCGTATCGGAAGAGAGAGCCCGGTGCAACGATTGCCATAGTTCAACTCCAAGAGATTGCGGTTGTGAGTTTGATAGTAGCCGAAGCCGTTACTGCCCCATCTTGCTCGGCAGACATTGAGAGATTAGTGCAGATGCCATTGAATGAGGCAGAAACGGATCCGCTTGCGAAAGAAATGAGGAATGCCGATGCA